TTATTGGTATCTTTTAAAGTATTTTGACTGATATTTATCAACGCCCGTCGCGTGCGTGTTTACTGCATATTCAAACGACGCGACCTCATTCGCTTTTTTCACTGCTGCGCTAAAGTCGTAGCTGTCTTGCGGCACTAACATAACGTGCGCGATCCAGTTTTGACCCGCGTTTAGCATTGCCGCGCGCACTTGCTTTTTAATTTCATCAGCACCGACGCCAAAAACTTTTTCAAAATCACTGTCGGGGGTCACACTCGTGAGTTTCGTTTCTCGCTGCGTTGTGACCCCGACAAATAGCGCGTGTCGCTCAATTTCTTTCACTTCACCGCTCAATAGATTAAGCGTATTAATCTGTACACTCGGGAACATTTCTTGATCCTCTTATTGTTATTTTTCAATACCCGAAAACTTCAAAATAAACTCTTTCAAAATCTCGGCGTTTTCTTTGTCCCGTTCATCTAAAAACGGGCGTTTCTCTGTCGGAATAATCCATTTTGTTAAACCTTTTCCCTTGCCTTTTCCTTCTTTCTCTTGAAAGTAGCGGATAAGCAAGCTCGCTTTTGCGCGTGATAGCGTCGCGACAATCTCGCGTGCGCTCGGTCTGCGGTAGCGTTTTTTCCCGCTTTTCGTTGTGCCGTTTGGCACTGTGTAGCCAAGATCGCGCAACTTCTTCGCTTGTCGCATTGTTGCCGGATCTTTCGCAGTTCCGGCGGGCTCTTTCTTAAAATCACGCTTTTCAAATTCGTGATCTAGCCCGCGTTGGTGTTCTTCTGCGATCTGCGCTGTGCGTTTCTGCTTATAGTGCAAACGCGCCTTGTTCGCTGTCTGCGCTTTTGAATTTAAGAGTTTCGCAATGCGTCGCAACATCTTCGTATTGCCATTTTTTCTCGGTTTCCAGCCTGAACCCGTCGGGGTTCTTTGATTGCTTGCACTTTTCACCGAACGCTTTTTCATTTCTTGAAGTGTTCGGATTAAAATTTCTTTTTTCTTCTTCGGCGGGATTTTCAAAAGCTCTAAATCTTTTAAAAAATCGCGTAAATCGTCGGGATTTACGCCCATTTTGATTGCCGGATTCATAACGTGATCGTTTCTTTCAATGCGTCATCGTGCTGCGCTGTGTTGTCTTCTTGTGGCTTTTTCGGCGCTGGATAGACAATATCAATGCTGTTCACGATATTAATTTCGATTTCATCAAGTCGATATTTTTTGCCGTCAATTTCAAGATCGCCCGCGTCGTCTTCGACCGCGGTCAAAGGCTCTTGGAAAGAGATTGTGAACGTGAGATCCGCCACGTCGTCGTTGATAATCTCAAGTTCAAACGGCGTTTCATATTCATCTAGCACGTCGCGCAAATAGTCGTTTTCATTCAGCCAAATTTGAATATCCGCCATTATTTTTTGTGCTGAAATTTCCCTAAATGGGAACTCATCAAAGAACAAAACGGCGTCATATTGAACATGCGCGATCTCAATTCCGGCGTCTGTGACGCGCTTGCCTTGATTGAGTAATTTTCCGTTCTCGATCCACGCGTGAAAGTGCGCGTGATAGCGTGCCGGCAACTTCGTAAGCAAAAATTCGGTTAATTGTTGATAAAGCATTTTTTTCATAGTAAATGCACCGATCCCCGCTTTTTGCCTTTTAGCGTGCGAATTGCGCGCGTTGCCTCGGCTAATAAACTTTTCTGTTCTTCCACATAGTCGCGGTTCTGATGAATTTCGCGCGCGGATAGCGCGAAAAATTCGGGTAATAGATCCGCTTTTGCCCGCGCAAATACTGCTTTTTTATACAGTGTCTGCGCGGGGTTTTCGTTGTTCACTGTGCTTTGTGCGATTTCTTGCACGTTGTTAATGCCGCGCGCTTTGTAGCGCTGTTCGACATCTTTTAAATCCAGCTCTAATTCTTGCATAGCTGTGATTAGCGCTGATTTAACAGTTTCAACCGGCATTTGTAGTGGGATATTTCTTTCTTTTTGAAATTCCGCAATATTAATATGCGCCCAGAATCCACTGTTTAAAATTACAGTGCTTTCTAGCTGTTGATTTCTGCCGTTGAACATTCTTTTACTTCTTCGTTAAGTTGCCCGCGTCTTAACTTTTTAACGACTTCTGAAAAATTAATTTCGACCGTTTCTAAGCCAAGGGCGGGCAGTGGGGTAAGCTCGTTCGGGGTAAATTTCCCTTCCTTTTCCAATGCGCTAAGGCGCATATAGCAGCGCTCGATCATACTTTTCACGCCGCTTTTGTGATTAAGCTGAAACGCTCTAATACACAATTTAATTGCTAAAATCAGGCTTTCGGGGTCATCAATTCCCGACGCCTTTACTTCGCCGTTGTCATTTCTTAATAGCAGTGCGGCAGCCATTTTTAGCCACTTTGATTTTACAATCTCGTGTAGTTGCCACTTCGTCGACACGTTTTCGAAAGTCTGCGTAAAATATGGCTCAACCGAACCGCCTGCACTCGCTGTTTTATTCGCCAAATTAAAGACCTGATCAGCGATAAAATTCGGTAAAGTCGAATTAAAACGCGCTGGCAAACTTTGTTTTTGCTCGATTGCGATTTCAGCCAGTTCCAAAGCCTTATCGAAATCGCCCACGTCGAACAAATACACAATGCAATAAGCAAAATAATCATTCTGATAGACCGCCTTTTTCTCTAAATATTCGTCAACAAACGGCAACCACTTCGGCAAAAAGCGATTGCGCTTGTGTTCTGCTCTAAGCTCAAGCGTTGGGATCGCGCGAATTGCGTTAACATCATTCGCAAGCGCGATTTCAAGCACTGTGTAATCGTTGCTATGCTGTACAACGACTTCGCTTTGTAAAGTGCCGTCATTTGTCGCTTGCTCTATCTGCTGTAAAGCTCTAATTTGCTCTTGAAATTCGCGCACGCCCATTTTTAACTACTTCCAAGCCCCTTTGCCGTCGGATAACTTCACTTTTTCAAAGTCAACCGCCATAAATTTTCCGCAATCTTCTACCGCGTAAGCCTCGTTACGATAGTAAGAATCGCGCACCGCTTTTTTGTCGTCGTCGTCTTTCATTCCGCGACGAATTGAACCCTCTTGCGTGTAGATTGAAAGATTGCTCAAGCTAGTCACGATTGCCGCACGCGGTGGCATATTCGGCACGATCATCGCCGGCATACCGCCAAACGACTTCATCAAGTCGTGCGTGTTTAACGCCGCTTTTTCAGTTGCGATCAAGCCGTTGCCTTTGTAAACCGTGCTTGCCTCTTTCGCGACTAAATCCGCACCGACTAAGAACACAAGATCGCCGGCGTCTCGGTGGCGGGCGTCTAAACCTTGTTTCAAGTCGTAAGCCAACTCATCAAGATTGACATAGTCTGCACCTTCACCAAATAAGCGAATTTCTCCGCTTGTTTTAACTTGCGTCAAAATTTGCGTCGCTTTGTTTTCGCGCACAAATTGAATCCAGCCTTTGTTCACATCCGCCAAATTCGGGTCGCTTGTGTCTGTGCCAATTGACTTGCCGTAAAAGCCGATCTTAATCATATCTAGCGCGATCTGATTTTGTACAAACTCTGCATACGCTGACGCGAATTGGTCTTTTAAGTGCCCCCATTGGTCTAACTTCGCCCACGGGATCAGCACGCCTGAATCTGTCGGCTGACATTCATAGACATAGCCCGACGCGTCCAGCGTGGTTGTATAGCGTCCGTCTGCTTTGCGCCCCGTTACGCCTTTTTCTGTCGCACCATAAATCAATTGCCCTTTAATATCTTTCACCAAAACGCAGTTGATTTTTTCTAAGAAGTTAGAACGTTGTTGGATCGAGCCAAGCAAAATACTTTCTTTCGGTGCTTCAATGCTAAACTGCTTGCCCGCTAATGCTAAAGCAGGGTTTGCGCCGTAGTATTCGGCTGCGTCGCCGATTAATCTGTAAAATAATTCCTGTGCTGTTTTATTCATTTTTTTAAATCGCCATATTGAATTTTTGTTCTTCCGACGGCGCACCGTTCGGCACTTGCGTCACTTCTTGCGTTAACGCTTGATTAAACTTATTGCCCAAGTCTTCCACCTGTTGCATAAGCTTGTTAAATTGTTCTGCTGTTACGCCAGTTTCTGCCGGCTTTTCTTCTGTTTTTGGCTTTTCCGCCTGTTCTGTTGGTTGCGGTACACTAAAATGCTGGTCGATTTTCTCGCCCAAACCTTGCACCGCGCCGATCAGCTTGTTGAACTGTTCTTCGGTCATTTCTTTTTCCTCTTTTTTATTGTTATTTTCGGGATTGATTGCGGGATTTTCTGCTGTTGCGACTTCTTCAGCGCTAAACAGCTTTTTCCCAAGATTAAAAAATTTATCTAATCGTGCCGTAAAACCACGTCCTTTAGGGCGTGGATATAAGGT